TAATTGACGAGATGCGTACGTATGTAATTGATGCACGAGGTATTACAAATGCACAACAAGGGTGTTATGATGATAGAATCATGGCATATGCTATAGCACTGTTTGGTTTAAACTCCATGCCAAGGAAACAAAGAATACAGATAACCAACAGACACAAAAGAGATTTTATTTAAATGAGTGAACTAGATAGAAAAGAAGTAGCCCCAGAAGGAATAGCAATGGCTGGCGACAGTCTCGAGATGGATGAGCCAATTGTAAGCCTTGGGGGAGAGTTAAAATCTAAGTACTATGAATTCAGGGATGCAAGGTCAGACATAGAGGACGACTGGGTAGAAGACCTTAGAGCATTCATGGGTCAGTACGACAATGATACCCTAGCAAAGATCAGGGAGAAGGGAGACAGATCACAGGTCTATGTGGGTCTTACCCGAACCAAGGTGTTAGCTGCTTATTCAAGAATCACAGATTTATTATTCCAACCCGGTCAAAGATTTTATTCAATCGAACCTACCCCCGTTACTAAACAGCCAACCGTAGAAAGAGAGCTAACAGAAAGAGCAGCCCTAGAGATTATGGAGGCGGCTCAGGTAATCGATCCTATGATGGTTGATGATTTAATTCAGGCTAGATACAAGGAGCTTGTTAAGGAGCTCGACGAAGAGACAGACATACGTGTTGGAAAGATGCTTGAGGTAATTAATGATCAAACTTTAGAAAGTAACCTTGAAGGCAGCATGAAAGATGCTATCATGGAACAAGTGATATTCGGAACAGGTGCCATGAAAGCCGGCACATTGAGAATAGAAAGAAATCACAAATGGATTAATTCCGAAGAGGGATTTAATTTAATATACGAAGAAGAACCTATGCCGGAGATGGAGGCAGTTTCTATTTTCGATCTATATCCCGATCCATACGCAACCTCCATTGATGACATGAGGTCTATCTTTAGAAGACACATACTCTCACGTGTTGACTTCCAGCAGCTTAAAGACTCACCCGGATTTAACAGCGATCTAATTGAAGAATGCATTCACATGAACCCAGATGGGAACCATGACGAAGAGCAGCACGAGAAAGACCGCAGAGATATAGCGAACTTAAATGACTATGAAACAGACTCAGGTAAGTTCGAGGTATTAGAATTCTGGGGCAGTGTTAACGGTTTTGAGTTAGAAGAACACGGCATTGAGTTCTCAGAGTCAGACGATCTATCACAAGAATACCAGTGCAATATCTGGATGGTAGATGACAAAATTATAAAGGCACAGTTGAATCCTCTCCCGGGAGGCATCATTCCTTACTTCATATTCCCGTACGAAAAGAACCCACATGTGTTCTGGGGAACTGGCGTACCCAAGATGATGCGTGATTCACAACAAACCATGAATGCCGCCACAAGGATTTATTTAGACAACGTGGCTTTATCTTCAGGACCTATGGTTGAGGTTAACACCGACATCATGGCTTCCGGTGAGGACCCAACAGATCTATATCCTTGGCGTGTGTTCCTGAGAGAGGGTGGTGATGGTAACCAACCTATGGTTAGGTTCTATCAACCGCAGTCTAACTCACCCGCCCTTGTTTCGGTGATTGAGCTGTTTAGAAGATTTGCCGATGAAACCACGGCTCTTCCGTCCTACACACATGGACAAACACAGAGCTCGCTTAACAGAACAGCGACAGGTATTTCAATTCTGATGTCCAATGCGAACATTGTCTTGAAGTCTGTTATTAAGAACATAGATGATTATTTAACCAAACCGCTTGTAAGATCTTTGTATGACTGGAACATGACTTGGAACCCCAACTCAGATATTAAGTCAGACATGAGAATCATTGCTAGAGGTTCAACAACGATGGTACAAAAAGAAGTTCAGTCTCAAAGATTGTTACAGTTCTTATCGTTACTTAATAATCCGCAGGATCAGCAAATGGTTAAGAGGGATAAACTTCTTAAGGATGTTGCTAAGTCATTAGACATAGATCCGGATGATGTACTTAAATCTGAAAAGGAGTTAATGGATGAGCAACAACAACTACAACAAGCTATCGCCGGAATGCAGCAAGGCGGTCAAATTAATCAAGTCCCAAATGGGGACGGAGTGGTCGGTCCTGATGCAAGAAATGGAACACCTTCGCCAGAGGGAGAGGGACCAGTTGGAAATAACGGAGGACTACCGCTTTAGTCAAGGACGTTGCGACATACTTAAGTTTGTTGTATCTTTAGACCAAATTGCAGACAAAGTTTTAAACTCGTTGGGAACCCGCAAGGAAACTCCCAACATATATAAATAATCGACACCCTTAACATAAGGACCGAGGATAAAAAAATGACTGAAGAAGTTAAAACCAGAGGCGAGATGATCGCCGAAAGGCTTGAAAAAGAAGCTGACGAGATGATAAAACAGATGGAAGCTTCTCAGAAGGAATCCGAACCAGAAGGACAGGGACTTGCAAACCTTGATTCAGAAGTAGAGGACACCCCAGAAGAGAAAGAAGAAACTGTTGAGACTTCACCCCCTGAATCTCAGGACACTGAAGAATCAAGTCAAGCGGATGAAGAGATTCAAACCGAAGTAGAGAATGAACAAGTGGAGGATGATCAGGAGACTGTGTCATCTAAACAGTGGGAGGAACGGTACAAGAACGCTCAGGCGAGAATGACCAAAGCCACCCAACATGAGAAAGAGCTTGAGAAAAAGATCTCTGAGTTAACCGATAAGGTTAAGGCAATGGAATCACTGAAGAGTGAGACCAGAGTTGAGAAGCAGATGGAAGAAGTAGGCGTCGACCTCTCTGAGATAATGAAAGATTATCCAGAGTTAGTGAAGCCCCTTCAGAGTTATGTGGATACAGCTTTTGCCAAACTGAATCAGAAGTTTGAAAAAACTACTCAGGAATTAACGAAAGTTCAACAGGACGACTTGGTCCGTGAGCACAAAGCTAAGTTAGCTAAAGCCCACCCAGACTATGTCCAGATAGCCAACTCAGAGGATTTTAATCTGTGGCTAGAAAGACAAAGCCCGGTATGGCAGCAGGTAGCAGAAAGTGGCGGGGCTGACGACACCATCGAACTGCTCTCACGTTATAAAAACGCACTTGGTATCACTACTACTCCGGAGGTTTCTAAAGCAGACTTGGTTGAAAAAGCAAAGCAAAACGCTGAGCCGAATCTACCAAAAGCTAGGAAACAAAATATTGGGAGTAGTAAAAAGATTTGGACTGCTGCTGAGATTGGTAAGTTGAACGATAAACAGTTCCGTAAATACGAAGCTGAGATTGATTTAGCTCACCGAGAAGGCAGAGTAAGACCATAAATTTTTACTACAAATTTTTGAAATTGACATTAAAAAATTAGGAGTAAATAATGGCATATTCATCAAGTAGTGGAAGTTTTTCTTTCGCAGCTGGAGAACAGCATTTCATTCCAGAAGTCTTTTCTAAAAAATTACAAGCTAAGTTTTACGCACAGACAGTTTTATCTGAGGTAACAACTAACGAGTATGAAGGAGAAATTTCTGGGTTAGGTAACAAAGTAAACATAAGAACAGTACCAGCAGTAACAGTTGCTGACTACACAGGTTCTTTGTCTTACTCTGATGTAACATCTAGCACTATTGAGTTAGACATCAACAAAGCTAAAAGCTATGCTTTTAAAGTTGACGATATCTTAAGAATGCAAGCTGATATTGATTTCATGAACGAGGCAGCACAAGATGCAGCTCAGAACATGAAAATCGCTATTGAGCAAGATGTGTTCGCAAACGTAGCGGCTGGTTCGTCTTTAACAGACATCAACTCTACACCTGCTGACATCACATCAAGCACAGTGCTTGGTCACATTCTTTCTGCTGGAGAGCAGTTGGACGACAACAATATTCCTGAAGACGGAAGATTTATGATTGTCAACCCAGCGGTTGCTACTCTAATTAAGCAGTCAGAACTAAGACAGGCTTACTTAACTGGTGATAGCGTTTCACCTTTAAGAAATGGCTTCATTGGAAAAATTGATAGATTCAATATGTACGTATCTAACAATCTGTCTACAACATCAGGTGTAACATCTGGTCTTTATGGACATCCAAAAGCTATTGCTTATGCATCTCAAATGACTAACACTGAAACTGTAAGACTTGAGTCTTCATTCGGTGATGGCGTTAGAGGTTT